AAAGGCGCTAAATATTTCTACGAACAACAAGCAAGATACAAAAGAGTATTTGATTTATTGAAGGAGAAAAATGGCGACAGCAAACAAAAAACAAATTAAACCTTTAGTTAGTATTCTACCATTAGAACCAAAAGACATAGAAAAATTTTGGCCACTTGCTGAGTTTATGGTAGCTGAAGCATTAGCATTTTCTGGTAAGTATGCAGATTCATCTTGGGTAATGGACAATTTAAAAAAAGATTTAATGCAATGTTGGATCATGTTCGGATCTGACGAGTCTGAAGAAAATAAAGTATTTGGTATCTGTGTTGGGCGTATTGCAGAGATGCCAAACTATAATCAATACGAAATAGTAATTTGCACTGGTAAAAGAAGAGACCTTTGGGAAGATTCTTTAATACAAAGTGTTACTGAATTTGCTACAGTCAATAAATGTAAAAGACTTAGTATTATGGCCAGACCTGGTTGGGAAAGAGTTTCCAAAAAATGGGGATGGAAAAAGAAACATGTACAACTAGAGAAATGGATATAATATGAGTTTTTTTGGCGGAGGAAGATCATCACAACCTGCAACACCAACTTCACAAACATCGTTTGTAAGAGAAGCTCCAGGTATAGAAGAACGTAAAATAGAATTGATGGATATTGCGCGACAGGTAGCGCAAAAACCAATAAATTTACCTGCTTATCAAGTATCACCTTTATCTGCATTAGAACAACGAGGAATAACTGCAGCCGGGACTACAGGTGTTGGTGCTCCAACATTACAACAAGGTATTGCACAAATTACAGGAGCAGCAGCTCCAATTGGAGCTCAACAAATTTCACAATATTTAAATCCATATCAGCAATATGTAACAAATGAAATTGCGAGACAAGGTCAAATGATGCAAAATCAACTTGGTGCACAAGCGGTAGGCGCAGGTGCTTTTGGTGGTGGAAGAGAAGGAGTTCAACAATCAGAACTTCAAGCAAGAACTTTAGAGGCAATCGGTAGAGCACAGCAACAAGGGTTTGGAACTGCGTTAGGTGCTGCTCAAACACAACAGCAAGTTGGTTTAGCTGCAGGACAACAATTAGGATCTTTAGGTGCACAACAACAGCAAATGGCTCAACAAGATATTAATCAATTGTTTGGCGCAGGTGGAGTACAAAGACAATTAGCACAAGCTGCTTTAGATGCTCAAAGACAAACTACATTACAACAACAATACGAACCATACCAAAGAGCTGAGTTCTTAGCTAACTTGTATGCTGCAGGACCTAAAACACAATCAGGTTTAACAATGGGAACTGCTCCATCAACTAGCCCACTTGCTCAAGCAGTTGGTACTGGAATAGGAGCTTTCGCAGCATTCTCACCTAATAAACAACAGGGGGCCTAATGTCTATAAACAAAGTTCTAAATAGACCTATGTTTAGGAATGAGGCTTTAAGACAAGGTGTGCTTAAACCTATTAAGGCAAGAGTAGGTAAATACATTCAACAAGGACCTTTAATGCAACAAGGACCAGCAGTTGCACCAGGACCGTATAGTAGAGTGCCTTTAACACAACAAGGGCCAATGCCTAAAAGTTTTTCATACAATAAAACAACAGGAGAATACATTACTGACTATGGGAAAAAAGCTATACCAAGAAATATTGGAAGAAATTTAAGAGGTCTAGGAGGTGTTGCTGCATTATATGGCGGAGCTTCAGCTGCAGGAGTACCTGATCCATTATTAACAGCAATAGGTGCAACCGAAGCAGCTTCTATTCCTTTTGCTTTTGGTAAAGGACCTGCATCACAAACTATCGCTAGAACTTTATCTTCACCCTCAAGATTTGCGTATTCAAATCCAATATCTGCATTAGGTATAGGTGCCTTAGGAATTACTTCAGGTGGAACAAAAAGTTATTTTGATGAAACAGAATTAGTGAGAGATTACGCAAAAAGAAATAATATATCTTACAGAAAAGCAATGGATATATTTAACAGGGATTTAGTGTTTACTGGTGGAAGACCTATGAGTGAAATGAGAAAAAGCGATGTAGGTAAAATGATACTAGGAGCTAATCCTGCTGTAGGTTCATATATAAGATCAGGCTTAAAAGATACAGCTCCTGGAGGATTACCTGGACAACCAACAACGGTTAGAGGATCTAAATCAGAAAAAGAAATTGCATCGGAGATGAGAAGTTACTTTGATCAATCAAAACAATATGGAAGATATTTCCAAGACGTAGATGAATTAGTTAAAAAAGTTAAAGATAAAGAAAGATTAGCTACACAAAATCGTGAACTAACAATGATGAGTCCTGACGATGCAATGCAAATGGATCAAGCAACAGCTATGGATGATGTAAATGTTGCAATGGCTAAAATGGAATTAAGAAATGCAGTTATGGCTCAACATAACGTAGATGCACAAAGAGCTTCTAATATTGCAGTGGCTGTAACTGAGGGAGATTTAGATCGTTCTATGATTAAAGCAGCAGCTGAAAATGATAACATATATGAAACAGTGCCTAATTATGTGAATGATCCAAACCATAAAGATGCAATTAAAATGGCTAAAGCAGAAGACACAGTAGAGAAAAAAATTAAAGAACAAACTACTGGCACAGATACCGATAAAACTGTAGAGGATCCACCAGTAGAAACAGGAGATCCAGAAATAGATGATGCTAAAAAATTAGCCTCTGAAGTAGATATTTCAGAATTTTTACAAAACCCTAGAGTGAATGAAACAGATCCAACCAAAGTATTTTTATTAAAACTAGCTGCAGGATTACTATCAGGTAAAACAACAAAAGGTGGTTTAGGTGGAGCTGCTGAAGTGTTTGGAGTAGCATTAGGTCCTGCAATAGATGCACAAATTTTAGTTAAAATGAAAAACGATGAAGCATACAGAGACTGGGCTTCAACAGTCTTAAACTACAACGTTGCACTTTACAAAGCAAGAAACGATGCAATAACAAAAACAAATTTCTTACCTGGTTCTTTTCAAACAAGAGATGGTCAGTTTTTAGAAGCACGAAGAGATAAAAATACTGGAGAAGTTGTTGTAGTTAATCCAAACGGAACACAATCATTAGTCGATGCACAAATGGGACAATTCTATGAACAAAAACAAGATGCAAAATATTTTGATAATTTAAAATTAATTTCAGATGGTTACATGTCAACAAGATTACTTCAAGATTCAATTGCATTAATGGAAACCCAAAAGGGAAAAACTGCAATCGGTGCTTCAGGACTTATAACTAATTTAGTAGATATTGTTTCTCAACTACCATCTGAATTAAGAGATGGTTTATTTTCAGGAGGAACATTTAGTCAAAGTAATATAAAAGAAGGTGAAGTATATGAGGGAAGAGGACTTAGAAAATTTGAAGATTTTGAGGAAAGCACAAATAGAGTTTTAGGAGAATTAGAAGATGGTTTTACAAAATATTTCCGTGAACAACAAGTAAACGTTAAAGATGAGGATGGAAAACTAGCAACAGCAGCTGACGTTTTAGGAAAACTAAGAGTTAATGCTAGAATGTTAACTTACTCACTTGCTAACTCACTAAAAGAAAAAGACAGATTAACTAATAGAGACTTAGAATTAATTGAAGATTTAACTAAAACTTTAACAACTGGAATGACTGATGATAAAATAATTGCTCAATATAAAGAATTATTAAAAGAAGTTTCTAGAAAAAATAAAATTAGAATATCTCAATTAGGAACTATGGGTTATACACAGGCTGATATCGATGGTCTTTTAGGATCATCAGGTTTAGGTGTGTACAACGAACCAAGAATAAGACAAAAGCAAGAAATAGAAACTATACAAGATGCCTTTAATAACTTGATGGGGATACAGTAATGGAATTGAATGAGCAACAAAAACAATTCGCAGATATGTTACAAAAAAGTATTGATGACAATACTTTTGCTCCTGAAACTTTAAATCCTTTACAATTAAGAGCGGTTGATAAATTAATTAAAGAAAAAGTTATTAAATCAAAACCAATTAAAGAATTATATAACGAAAGAGTTAAAGCAAGAGAAGATATAGCTAAAGCTGAAACTATCAAAAAAGATCCATTAGCAGCTTACTTAAAGTTTGATGAATCAAAAATACCAGGTGGTGATTTTTTATTATCTGGAAGAAGCTCAGCTGTGTTAGCAGGTGACCTTGGTGCATCTTTTACCATGGCAAACTACATGAGAGATAAAGTTGCAGATGCATATAAGAAAACTGACATGACTGGTTTAAAACTTACCAGAGGTAAAAAATTCTTTTTTGAAAAGATGGCAGACAAACTACCTGGAAGATATAAATTTTTAGGTGGTGCACTTAGATTGGCGGGTAGAACTTTAGACTTACCAGAAAGAGCACTAAGGAGTCCTCTTGGTAGAGCTGAATTAGGAGTTGCTACTGCAGGTACAATTGGTGCTGGTGGCGGATCTGTTACTTACGATTTAATGAATAACGCTGTTGGTCCTGCATTAATGGATGGTTTGATGGAAGACTTAGGAAACATGCCTACAAGAGATATAGATAAATTAGGTATAGTAGATAGAGCGATGGTCGAAGCTAAGAACGCAGCTTTATTCAACTATGGAGCAACATTGTTAACACCAATGCTGATGGCATCGGGTGGTATTTTAAATAAATTGTTTGGTACAACTGGTCAATATCAAAAAGAAATTGCAAAATTTGCACGGGACAACGGATACGAGATACCTTTACTTGCAGCTATGAGAGATGGCCCTTTATCTGGATTAGGTCAATCATATTTTAAAACCATCGGGGTATTCCCATACATATCTAAAGTTATGGATAGAAGAATGTTATCTGCTGAAAAAGCTTTTTCAAAAGGTTATTTAGATTCTAATATTGCAACTATTGCACCAATCTATTCACATTCATTTTTATCACAAAGACTTTATGATCAATCAGTGGCTACATTTAAAAAGAACGTAAAAACTATTGATGAAGCTTACGATGAATTTTTTGGTTTAAGTGCTGTTGCAGGTAATCCAGCTATCTTAAAATTAGAAAAAACTTTAAAAGCAACGGAGGATTTTTTAAGACAAAATTCTGCAGCGTTTCCTGATTTATCTAAAGCATTTAATGCTGCTGAAGGTCAGAGATTTAATTTTAAAAGTATTGAAGAACTTGCAGGATTTCAAGATCCATTAGCACAATTCATGTCATTTGCAGGTGGTGTTGCAAAATCAGGACCAATTACCTTTGAACAATTTAAAGGTATGACGGTGATGTTGAACAGAGCACTAGAACAAACAAGTTATCAAACAGTAAACAGAACTGTTGCTTCTATTAGAGAAGCCTTAGAAAAAGATGCTCACGGATTCTTAAAAAATTTAAACACAAGTGAATTATTAAAATCAAAAGAAATACAACAAAGACTTATTGAAAATGGCGGTGGTAATGTAAGAGCTATTCTTGAGGATGATCTTTTAAAAGCAAGAGTAATTGAAAACGGTAAAGAAATAAATGAAGCAACTTTGAGAGAGGCAAAAGAACAATTAACAAGAGAAGGTGTTGAAATAACTGATGAACTTACAGCAAGAGCTGCTGCAAAAGTTGCAAAAACACAAGGTGGTAAAGATCTATTGGAATCTATTATTAATGCAGGTTCTCAAATGGGTGACTCACTTAAAAATGCTAACGAAGTATTTAGTAGAATTATGAAATTTTATACAGGTAAAGAAGGAACAACAGCTATTGGTGCATTAAGTAAATTTGATAAAAGCTTATTTACACAGAAAACTTTATTTAATATTCCTGGTGCAGCTGTATTACCTAAAGATAAATTGTTTGAAAAGATACAAACGGCTGTATTTAAATCAAGAAGTCCAGCAGCATTACAAGAATTTAGAAAAATGGTTGGTGCAGATCCAAGCTTTGCAGGTTATTCAAGAGCAGGAGAAAAATTATACCAAGCATCTGTAGCAAGATTTATGCACAACGCATTCATGTCATCATTTAGATCAAAACCTTTAAATGCAGGTATATTTGGTAAAGCAAGAGTTCCGTTTAGTGCACCATTTGAAAACGGTGCTTTTAGAAACATAGAAGCTGATCCAAGATTTAGTTATGGTGTTGATGATTTTTATGATGCAATGGCAAATGTTGGAACACAAAATGCATTAAAGGGACAAGGTGGTAACATATCAACAAGATTATCAGCTGATGGCTTAGAAGATATTACTAATATTAGGTTTGGTCCTGATGACTATAGAGATTTTGATGGAACAAGATTTAGAGATATACTTGGATTAGATAATCCATCTAGAGATGTTTATAAATTTATTGAAGAAATGTATGGTGGTGGTCAAAAAGGAGCTAAGGCATTATCTCACTTAGAAGACTTTGTAGAGTATACTAAAAGACTTACCGATGTACCAATAACAAATTCATCTTCATTCATTCAAAGAAGATTAACACTGGGTGGTGCAAGTTCGTTAGCAGGGGTAGCTTTAGGTTTTGGTGGATCTGCAGCAGCAAGTCCATTAGCACCAATTGTTTTATTTGCAACTGCACTTAGAGCAGGTAAAATATTATCAGATCCATTTCTATTAAGACAAATTAACGATGTGCTTACACCAAAAGAAGTAGAAGCAATACTTAAAGGTGGTAAAGCATTTGGTGCACAACAAGCAGGGTTAATTACTCCGAAAGCTTATCTTGCAGGATTAAGAACTAAGAGAGAAGCATTTGCAAGATTTATGAATAAAGCATTTGGTGATGACGATGATTATGTACCAGTAGATCCAAAGAATATAGATCTTGAACAAATTACAAAATATTTAAATCAAAAAGATGTGGAGATGGTTAAACCTAATTATGGTAAGAATGCAGGTAACATCCCTATGACAACTATTAATAAAATGTATGATGAAGAAGTAATGAGAGCACCTAAAGAAGAAGAACAAGCTGAAGAAGAAAACTTTATTGAAGGTGGTTTACAAGCAGCTAAAGAATTTAATTCAACCTTTATGCCTGCTGCAGAAGCAAACAAACTTGAAGTAGGTGATGAGCCAGCACCAGTTAATGCCCCATTACAAATGCCTCAAGTACAACAACCACAGGCTACCGGACAAGTGACACCGCAACAAGTACAAGCTTTATTTCCAAACGATCCAACCAGCGCATTGATTGCTGCTAGAAGACAAGGACAGGTATAATGGCTAGAAAAACTGCAATGGACAAAATTGAATACCATGAGAAGATCTGTCGTATCATGCAGAAACAAACCTTTGAACGAATAGACAAGATTGAAGCTAGAATGTCTAGAATGGAAAAATGGATTGTTGGTGGAATGTTTGCAATACTTTTAGCTGTACTTTCACAACATTTTTAAGTAATAACTTCTAATGAAGTTAGTAAAAAAATACCCTTATAAACATTATAATAGATTTTCAGATACCACAGGACGTAAATATTTAGTCGATAACATAAAAGTACCAAGTGTTACAACTATTCTAAGTGCAACTAAAGATAGAACTGGTTTAGATAAATGGAGACGTAGAGTTGGAGAAGCTGAGGCAGATAAAATTATGCATCAAGCATCTACCATTGGAACTGAGATGCACCAGGTGTTGGAATATACCTTAAACGGACAAGGATACTACAATGCTATGGAAGAAGGTGCAAAGCCTAGAATGATGGCTAAAACAATATTAAACAATATTCAATTAGATGAGATTTGGGGTAATGAAATAAGCCTTGAATACCAAAACAAATTTGCAGGAACATGTGATTTAACTGCTGTGGCTTATGGAAAACCTAGTATTGTAGACTGGAAACAAGCAAACAGGCCAAAAAAAGAAGAATGGGTAGAAGATTATAAACTTCAGTTGGGTGCCTATTATTTAGCCCATACAGCCAATTATGGCCCCATAGAGCAGGGTGTAATAGCAATCTGTACCCGAGACCTACAATATCAAGAATTTAAGCTCTCAGAGCCTGATTTGAAAGAATATGGTGAAAAGTTTTTAGAGAAGGTAGAGCAATATAATAAACTACAGCAACCAGGATCTTAGGTCTTCTTCTCCTAAAGTTTTAGCTGCAACTTGACCTTTACTTGTAAGAGACTTCATAATAGCTTCATCTAATGTATTTTTGGCTACAATATCAATATAAACTACAGTGCCTTTTTGGCCCATTCTGTGAGCACGGTCTTCTGATTGCATACGCACTTCAAGATTATAATTATTAGAAAAATATATTACTGTGTTAACAGCAGTAAGAGTAAGACCAAAACCCCCAGTAGTTGGATTACCCACAAGGAACCGTACCTTAGAGTCCTTCTGAATTTTCTCGACAGCTTTTTTTCTAGTTTGAACATCTATAGCTCCATAAATACTTACAACTGATTCTTTGCCATATTTTTTTTCTAAGAAACCTATAATCTCTTTAATATTATAAATATAGTTAGCCCATATAATTACTTTACCATCAGTTTCCTCAAGTATTTCATCTAAAGCATTGATCTTAGATTTATGTAATTCTAGTATTTGACCATCATCATCTTTTGAAAAACCATTACATACCTGGTGTAGTTTAATAATTTCAGTTAATTTATTAGAAAATGATATTGTGCTATCCTCAACAATAGCTAGTGCTGAAGTTCTTAATCTTTCATAAATTTTTTTAGAATCTCCTTCAAGTTCAATGTATCTTTTCTGACGTACTTTTGGCTTTAGGTCTAAACATTGATCTTTTCGTATTCGTGTTGAAAATTGTTTAAGTTTAGTTTCCAACTCCTCCAGGCGTTTATAATATTTAGGCACACTAATATACCTACCTGAGCCAACTGGTATATCAGTCATTTCTGCATATCTATTTCTAAAAGCTAAATAACTTGAGAAGCCTAATAATTCTGGACTTAGAAACTGACATTGTGTATAAAGATCCAATGGAGATTTTGTTATTGGTGATCCTGTTAATATACGCCTTACCAGCGATAATTTTTGCAGTGCTAAAATGTTCTTTGTTCTTTTTGCTGATCTATTTTTTATGGTGGTTGATTCATCCAACGCTACAAAGTTTAATTTATTTTTAGAAAGGTACTCAACGCAACCTTCAAATCCTCTTTTGGTAGAAAGAGCTTCAACATTAATTAAAAATATTTTTAAATCTTTTGATTCTTCAAGTTTAAAATAATCTTTGGGTTTATCTAAATTCCATTTAAAAATTTTATATTTTATTACATCAGGCATATGTACTTCTATTTCTGTTTCCCAGTTTGTATAAACAGATTTCGGAGCTATAATTAATGCTGCAGTAATTTTTCTTTGTAGGAAAAGATAAGCCATGTTATCTATAGTTACTTTAGTTTTACCTGTACCCATTTCCATGAAGTAGGCCCACTGTGTTTTTTCAGCAGATTGATTCAGAGCATTACGTTGGTGTTCGTATGGGGTAGTCTTATACGGGAATTTCCACATCTCAAATTAGATATATTTTTTTTCTTGCAAAGGTCAAGCAAATAAAATAATAGGCCTATAGGAGGAAAATATGGATCTAGAAAAAATGTCCAATATAGACATTGATCAAGATAGTGTAAAATCTATTAGTGATAAATGTAATAACTTGAAAGATTTGAAATCACAAATCGAACAAGAAGAAGAAAAGATTTCTCTTTTAAAAAACAAAGCACGTGATTTAGAAGAGAGAATAATTCCAGAGATGATGCAGGAAGCTGGTGTATCTTTGCTTAAGTTATCTGATGGTTCAACTGTAGAAGTTAAACCATTTTATGCAGCAAAAATTCCTGAGTCACGAGTTGAGGAAGCCTTCGGTTGGTTAAGAAGTAAGGGGTTCGAAGATTTAATTAAGAACACCGTCACTGCTTCTTTCAATAGAGGTCAAGACAACCAAGTCTCTGAATTAATAAAGGTCTGCGAAGAAAATGGTTTTGCTTATAATAAAAAAGAAAAAGTAGAACCAATGACTTTAAAGGCATTTGTTAAAGAACAAGTTGAAACAGGTAAGGAATTGCCATTTGATTTGTTCGGTGTATACATCGCAAATAAAACAAAAATAACTAACAAATAATAGGTAATACTATGAAAATAAAAGACGGACAATCGAACGAAGTAGCGATTAAACAACAAGCGGGTGCAGTTGCCAATATCAACATAGAGCAATTCGCTGACGAAGGATTTGATAATGTAGACTCAAATAGTCTTGCATTACCATTTCTTAAAGTTCTTGGACAACTATCTCCACAAGTCACACAAGGTGATAGTCAATTTATAGCTGAGGCTAGACCAGGAATGATCTACAACACAGTGACGAATGAGTTATATGATGGAGCAAATGGTATGAATGTAATACCATGCTTTTATAAACTCGAGTACATCGAATGGAAGGATAGAGATAAAGGTGCAGTTGCTCCTGTAAATGTTTATCCTGCTGATTCGGATATCATGTCTAAAACTGTTAGAGACGAAAAAGGCAAAGACAGACTTGATAATGGTAACTACGTTGAAGAGACTGCGTCTCACTATGTAATGGTGGTGGAACCAGATAAGTCTTCAACAGCTCTAATCACAATGAAATCTACTCAAAGAAAAAAATCTAAGAAGTGGAATTCTATGATGATGTCTCTCAGACAAAAGAGAAAAGATGGTAAAGGTTTTTTCAGACCTGCACCATTTACTCAGCAATACAAACTTAAAACTGTTCTTGAAAAGAATAATTTAGGTTCTTGGTATGGTTGGGAGATAGAGCATATCGGACAAGTGGAGAGCGAAGAAACAATCAAAGCAGCTTTTGACTTTTATGAGTCATGCAAAAAAGGTGCTGTGAGAGCTAACCACAAGAACGAAGATCAAGCAGAAAAAACTCCATTCTAACAATGGAGATACTTGACAAAACCCTGGAGGAGTTTGTAGAACTCTTCCAGGGCTCTTCTACATATTTTGGTGCTTCAATACCATTAGGTCAAACACGTGGCCGTGATGGTAAGCAAGAATTCAGACATTGGGTTGAACCTAGACCAATGACCAATGAAGATTGGTTACAACATTTAAAAGGAGAAAAATACTATGGATCAGTTCCCATTAGAGATGATAATTCATGCTCTTGGGGGGTCATCGATGTTGATCGTTATAATATACAGCATAAGGAAGTTATATCGGTTATACGGAAAAGGAAATACCCATTAATACCATTTAGATCTAAATCTAATGGTATGCATTTAATATTGTTCATTGATGGTGTTGTTGCAGCATCTGATATGAGAAAAAAATTATTAGAGATTGCATCAGATCTTGGAGTGAATGATACGACTACAGATATTTATCCTGCACAGGATGAAGTTGATTTAACTCCTGAAGATTGGAATCAAAAAAGAAAAGGTAATTTTGTAAACCTGCCTTATCAAAAAGCTAAAATGACTACCAGAGTTGCTATGGACAACGATGGTAATTCAATAAAATTAGAAAATTTATTTAAGTTTGTATCTGAATATAGAATTACTCCTGCACAATTTAAAAAATTAAAAGTGTTTCAAGATGATGAAACAAAAGATTACCCACCATGTGTAGTTAATTTTATGAAAAACAAAATTCAAAAAGGTGAAGGTCGTAATGATGCAATGTTTAATGTAGCGGTGTTGGCTAAAAAGATTGATCCAGATCCTGTAATGTACCAAGATTGGACTCGTAATATGATGTCTAAAGTATGTACTGAACCTTTGCATCCACAAGAACTTAATAATATTTTTAAAGGTGTTGAGAATAAAGAATATGCTTATAAGTGTAAAACATCTGTTGCAAGAATGCATTGTTCATCAAGCACGTGTTTAAGACGTAAGCATGGTATTGGTAAGAATGAAGCTTTGCCTGAAGTTGGTAAACTTACAAAAGTAAATTCATATCCAGAGCCTTATTGGATTTTACCTATTCAAGGTAAATCAATTCGATTATCTACAAAACAATTATATCAACAACAGTTGCTAGGAGAAGCTTTACTAAATTACGACATAGTTTGGAGAGCACTCAAACCCACAAAAAGAGATCCAGATCCATACAGAGATTGGTTAGAAGAGTTGATGTCAACTAAACAAGATATGGAAGGCTTTGATGCAATTGAAGAATTAGATGATGTGTTTAATTCTAGAATGGCAAGATTCTTAGAAGATGTTGAGGATACTACTGAGTTCGATCAAATTGATTCTGGTAATATTTGGAAAGATGACAACGAGATGAGATTCAAGTTAGAAACCTTTAAATCATTTATGAAAAAGATGGGTTATAATTGGAACGAAAAAGAATGTACAAAGTTTTTAGAAACAGGTGGTGCGCAGCCTAAGTCTAAGTTTAGAGGTATTCAAACTAGACATTGGGTAGTGGAATTACCAAAACAAAGTGAGCATAAAAATAAAGATGTCAAATACGTTAAAACAAAAGCTGCGTGGGAAGACAATTAAAATTTTTGGACCACCAGGAACTGGTAAAACTGAGAATCTGCTTAAGAGAGTACAGAGGTATCTCAAACAAGGTTACTCCCCCGATGAAATTTGTTACATATCATTTACCAATAAAGCAGTTAATGAATGTGTGGCGAGAGTCCGGAAAAGATTTAAGGAGTATGATGAAGATGACTTTAAATATTTTAGAACACTCCACTCTTTGGCCAGACAACAGTTTGCTGAAATACCCGTACTAGATCCAAAGGCAGATCTTTTGATGTTTCATACTCAGTATGGAACTATTAAAGTGAATTACAAAGAAGGCCACGATGATCAGAAAGTATTTAACAATTGGTCATTACAAGTTTATGATCGAGCAAGAAACATGAAAGTCGATCCTGTGTGGTTATATAAACAGCAGCCAAGAAAAGCGGTGAGGTTGCAGCAATTCAAATCTATTATTGCAGGTTACGAAAAATTTAAAACCATGGAACTTGAAGGCGGAGGACGGACACCGGATCGATTAGACTTTACCGACATGGTGCAAAAATTTATTGATGATGGTGTGTCTATACCGTTTAAAGTATTGATGGTCGATGAAGCTCAAGATTTAACTCCGTTACAGTGGGACCTAGTGGTGAAGTTAGCAAAAGCAGTAGATCGAGTTTACATTGCAGGTGATGATGATCAAGCAATCTATGAATGGAATGGTGCTGATGTAGAACTGTTTCAAAACTTTCCTGGAAGATCTTTGGTATTAAAGAAATCTGTACGATTAAATAAAAACATACATCACTTTTCAAATTGTATTTTAAAATCTATGGGTGACAATCGTGTAGAAAAAGAATTTTATTCTAATGGTAAAGAAGGAGCTGTGTATCGATGGGGTGGACTTAAAAAGGTGCCTTGGGATATGGAAGGTGATTGGATGGTGCTGGCTCGAATAAATGATGTGAAGCGAGAGCTGCAGCAGGAAGCAAAAGATCTTGGATTATATTATCAAGATCAAAAAAATAATAAGTCATTTGATCCAAATCAGTTTCATGCAATAAATTTTTGGGAAACGATATGTAAAGGTGGCAGCATTACTAGAGAAGAAGCTGTAACCATGTATGAATATTTATTAAACATAGATCACGGATATCGGTCATCGGACAGTAAAAAGTGGAGCTTTGCTCACCCTAATCAGGTATTTAATTTTGATGAATTACATCTCAGATGTGGTATGAGAGATGAAAAAGGACCATGGTCAACAGTGTTTAAAAGAAAATTTAAAGATAAAGATAAACAATATTTTCAAAAGCTTATGAAAGCAGGAGTAGATTTAAACTTACCACCAAAAATAATTATAGATACAATACACCAAGTCAAAGGTGGTGAAGCAGATAATGTTGTCCTGGCGAGCAAATGCAATTTTCCATCGCATTATGACAAAAAGAATTTAGCAGATAAGGTAAAAGAACTTAGAGTTTGGTATACAGGTGTTACTAGATCTAAGAGCACGCTGCATCTGTTAGGTACCTATCATCAATACAACTTTCCACTTGGAAAGTATTTTAAACAATATGAGGCTAGTTATGACAAATAAAGATATGTTCGATGAAGCATTTCCACAAGATAAACAAATAGGCGGGAGTCATTATAAATTTTTACGTATACAACCGTATGAATTTATTTCTAAAAATGATCTATCATTCTTTCAAGGCAATGTTATTAAATATGTTGTAAGATATCCGTACAAAAATGGAATTCAAGATTTAGAAAAAATAATTCATTATTGTCAATTAGAGATATTAAAACTAAGAGACGAGCCTAAACATGCCAAGAAAGAAAAATAACAAAATAATTTGTGAAACCTGTGATACAGCAATTGCAGTTATAATTGATAAAAAACTTTACTATTGTCCTGAATGTTATATGTTCGAAAACAACATACCATTTGATGCAGCAATTTATAATTTAAGAACAGAAGGATTATATTCTAAAAAGAAAAACTAATGACCCACCAATTAAACTTTATCTATAATGATAGTGATTGGATAGCTCCTGCAGAGTATCCTGATTTATCTAAAGCACCAGAGATTGCGATTGACTTAGAAACTAAGGATCCAAATCTTAAAACAAAAGGTTCGGGTTGGGCTACCTTTGATGGTCATATTGTAGGATTTGCAGTAGCAGCACTTGGACAACAGTGGTATTTTCCAATTGGACATGATGCTGGTGGTAACATGGATTTATCTATGACAACTGCATGGATGCAAGATATTTTAAAATTACCGTGTCCTAAAATATTTCATAACGCAAGTTATGATGTGGGTTGGCTGCTTGTTAATGGATTTGAAATTAATGGTAAGATTATTGATACCATGATTGCTGCAGCTTTAATCAATGAGAATAGATTTAGTTTTAGTTTAAATGCCTGTGCTAAAGATTATTTGGGTGAAATTAAAAACGAAACTTTTTTAAATGAAAAAGCGAAAGAGTGGGGAATAGATCCTAAAGGAGATCTTTGGAAACTGCCTGCAGGTTATGTTGGATTTTATGCTGAGCAAGATGCAGGTTTGACTTTGAGATTGTGGGATAAATTTAAAACAGAAATTAATAAGCAAAGCTTACATGATGTGTGGGACATGGAGATGGAGCTGCTACCTATTTTAATTGATACAAGACGAAGAGGAATTAGAGTAGACGAAGAAAGGGCTGCTGAACTTAAAAAAGAATTTATAAAAAAAGAAAAACAAGTATTACATAAAATAAAACAAGAGACGACTTTGGATGTTGATATTTGGGCTGCACGTTCTGTTGCACAGATCTTTGACCGAATAGGTGTGGAGTACCCACGGACACCGAAAACCGGAGACCCAAGCTTTACCCAAAACTGGTTAGTAAATTGTGATAACCCGATAGCGCAACTAATAAGAGAAGCAAGAGAAATAAATAAATTCCATTCAACATTTATAGATTCAATTCAACGTTATGTTCACAAAGGTAGAATACATTCTGAAATAAATCAATTGCGTTCTGACCAAGGTGGAACTGTATCTGGACGTTTATCATATTCAAATCCAAATCTCCAACAAATTCCTGCAAGGAACAAAGAGTTTGGTGACAAAATTAGAAGTTTGTTTCTGCCTGAAGAAGGCAAACAATGGGGTAGTTTCGACTACTCACAACAGGAGCCTAGGCTTGTTGCTCACTACGCTGCATCTATAAATGATACATTTCAGAGTAAAGGTGCAGCGGAGTTTATTGAAGCTTATAAGAATGAGGCTGCTGACTTTCATCAGATTGTTGCTGATATGGCCGGCATCACTAGAACTCAAGCCAAAACAATTAATTTAGGTTTATTTTATGGTATGGGTAAGAATAAATTAGCTAGAGAATTAGGTATTGATAAGGATAGAGCTGAAGATTTATTAAGAAGATATGGGGATAGAGTACCATTTGTACGAGGATTAGCTACAGAGGTGTCTAGCTCAGCATCTAAATATGGTTTTATTA